GATCGTGCAAAACAAGGTTATGTCTTGAGTTGCGCACCGAGGAGGTGGGAATTTTGTTTGAAAATGTCACTTTCAAAAGACTTGACTTATGAAAGTGTTAAGGAATTGCACTCTAAATATGGAATCAATGAGGATGTAGTTGATGAACTCAAGCATCTTTGGCAAAGAGTGGATGAAGAATTAATACAATCATGCAATACAATCAACTATCATTTTAAAAATGGTGGAGACTCCCAGTCCATAAGTTCTGAGCTTATCAAAACCAATAATGAAATTAGAAAACTTCACACTGCGGGGTTCGTTGAGTCACCAGATCAGGTTCCTGTTATGATTACAACAAATGAAATGTCACTTCAAAATCTAATTGAATTAAAAACTGATGTTGAAGTAATAAAGAAAAAGACATTTGGTGGATTAAGAACCAGCACAGGTACAGAAGAAGGTTGGAAAAAATTCATTGAATCATCAGTAGAGGATTTAATGTTGTTTGTACAGACAGGTTTTTTAGATGAAAAATATCTTAGAAACCATGGAACAGGCAAACTTGCAGGATTTATGGCTAAACAACATGGCATGACCAGAGACTGCAAACAAGCTGCCAAACTATTCAAAACAATCAAGGAAGATGTATTTGATTTTGATGAACAAGTGGATCAAGAAGCACTTACAAATCAGCTTCAAGTAGACTACATTTTCTTGATTGTGTATGTTGCAAAAAAACAATCAATGACTATCGAAAGTTTACTTGAAATGTGTGAAAGATGCAAACTCATATTTAACAAACTGCCCTTTACCAACAAAGTTTTAACTCAACTGTCCAAGAGCTCCAAGTACCCAGTTTTAAGAGAAATTGAATCAAATTTGAAATTGCATGATTCCCCGTTCAGAATGAACAGAGCAAGATTTCAGTCTGCTATAAGTGCTATCACAGGTTGTGCAAGTGACAGAATGATTTCCTCACCAGACACAGCAAAATTATTATCTGATCTTCTGGAACTTAAACGCAGAGATGGTGTCAAAGTGGACTCATCTGAAGGTACAACCACCACCTATGAGCTCATTCTTCATGGTGTTCTGACAACACCGAAGATTAATTCCAAGCTCAAAAACAGAACCAATGTTAAACGCAATGGCCTTAATACAGTAAAATTCTGTGAAACAAACTCAGGAAATGATGCTGTCTGTTTAACAGACAAACACAGCAATAGAAGCAAAAATATAGCTGAATTTAGCATCAAACCGCCAGTCTCCACTCAAGCTCTCAAAACTGCAAGTGAACAAGAAAAGAAAATCACTGGTGCAACTAAGATAATTACATTTGTTGATATTGAGGGTTCTGCTTCAGAACCAAACGAAGTGGCCATCAATTGTTTTTTTACAAGAGGTGGTCATTATTGGATGAGAGAAGCGGTATACTTTTCATCTGCTGCAGGTAAAGATTATCTTCAACAAGCACAATTCTGTCATGGTTTAAATCTGGATGCCATTGAAGAATCAGGTTTACAATCCTCAAATATTTTCAAAGATGTCAAACATGAACTAGACAACTTTGAAACAATTCATTATTATGGAAAAGATATTGAAGCATTTTTGGATCTGTGTTCCTATGGCGGAAGAAGACGAGAACTTAATCTACCAGACTGGAAGGATCGTGCAAAACAAGGTTATGTCTTGAGTTTTCCATCCAGTGTTTGCAACAAACCAAAATTTCATAACATTAAACTTAGAGCCAAAGAAAAAGATATTCAACTTAAACAATTGCCACATTGTGCTTCAGAGGACAACATCCGTATGCACAATTTTCTTGTATATGGGTAGACTGAGGGCCTTTGGGCAATTTTAAACAAGGCTTTGTCTACAAGACATTCAAAGAAAAAAATTCCTTGATTAAAAAGGCCCGAGGGCCCCTGGAAAACAAAGCGAACAAACAAGGGTTTGTGGTTCTTCAATGTTTTTCTATGGGACACTCAATAAGTTTTGTCTGTGAGAACTCCTTTCCACAGGAACAAAGTCCTTTTTTGTTTGGATAGTGTGGATAAGGACACTTCCATTCCTCACCTTTTTTATAATGTCTATGCATTTCAGCCCTTTTTTGAAAAAAGAGAAAAAAGAAGCCAAGGAAAACCAGAAAAATAGAAGTTGGATACTCCCATCTAAAAGTTAATAAATAACTTCTTAGCAGATTCATCCTTAAACTTTGTATTGCATCAAGATGTGCTTTGTGAGTCATATGAATTAAACCAGACAGGGAGTCATTGATCAATATTAAGTTTTTGCAATTATGATTATGGGATCCTCCAGTATAGGTATGATTCACCCTCACATAATGTGTTAAATCCTTTTCTTCATTTCTCATAATGCACAAATGTGAATTATTCAGAAATTTCTCCGCTTTATTTAGCTTTAATCCATGGTTTTTCATATCAATCAAAATATCCTTGATTGTTGTTTGATCAATGTTTATCTCTCCTGCAATAATTGCTTGATTTTTTGAAATATTTGCCACTATAAGTTCTAGCTTTTCCAAAGCAGTTTGTGTTCGAATAATTGATTCCCACAATGCACTGGAGTCAGAATAACCTGTATCCAGTGCAACAAGGCTGAAAACTGATGTTGTTGTGGTTAATGAAACACTTGATTCCCTTTTTGTTCTTTTTAAAACAGACATTGGAAGAACTTGACACTTTGTGTAGTTGCTACCACTAGAAGATTGACGGATAGAGCAATTGTGTTTTTGTTGATTGCACTCAACCTTGGTCAAATTCTGAGAAAGATCAAAAACATGTTTGCTGTAATCATGGTGTTTCCATTTAAATGTTAGATTAGTAAGCTGAACTGTTTCCAAGGCTTTGCTGACACTCTTTGTTGAGGTCCAAAACCCAATGGTGCTATTACCTGATTTAAAAGGACCATGATACACTAGGTTGACGGGTGTGGAGGAGTTTCTACAATTGTATGTATCATAATAATTGTTGTCTCGCCAACCACCATTGCAGCCCATTGTTTCAGACTTGTTCAAATTTACAATTTGTCTTGATATCAACTCAAAGTCATTATTGCCCGAACAATTTGAAAGTGTTAGGATGTTAAAATAATAACTGTCAATCAACAATTTTGTAATTACTGATTGATTCTGTACTCTAATAATATGATATTTGCTCTCAATAGTGGATTGAACAGTTGTGCAAAGATTGAATTCATTGCCCGAACAAAATGTGTAAGATTGACATTTTGGAGTTAGCACAAGAAGATATGCAACCTTCCACCACCTGCCCCTCAAACACATGAGCAAAAACCACACAAACACCACCAAAAACACAATCAAAGGCATGTGCTGAACAACAGCAACAAATGTCTCCGATATAGACTGTAAAGCACCCATTTAAACAATTTCCC